AATGGCAACTACACAAAACACATACACAGGTGATGGTTCGACAACGAACTATTCATTTACATTTGAATATATCAAGCAAGCAGATGTCAAGGTAACACTTGATGATGTTGCGACAACTGCATTTACATTTGCTAACGCTACAACACTGTCAATGAATACAGCCCCTTCTAGTGGGGCTGCCATTCGTATCTATAGGGATACGGACATTGATGTACTTAATGCCACCTTCTTTCCAGGCTCAGCAATTAAAGCTGAAGACCTGAACAATAACTTCACCCAAACACACTTCGCTACGCAGGAAACTGATAACGAAGTACTGACAGCCAACACAAATGCAAGTACAGCTAAAACAACAGCTGATACAGCACTGATTAATAGTTCGGCTGCTGTAACTACAGCAAACAACGCTTCAACTGCAGCTAGTAATGCAAGTACAAGTGCCACTAATGCTGTAAACACAGCTAATACAGCTAGTAATAATGCAACTACAGCTCTTAACAACTCACGCGAAGATGATGGTAATGGTAATTTTACAAGTGCTATTGATAAAGCCACTACTGCAACAGCAACAGCTACTACAGCTTTAAACAATTCGCGTGAAGCAGACGGAAACGGCGGTTTTACTTCTGCTATCGACAAAGCCAACACTGCTGTAACTACGGCAGGTACTGCAAGCACTAATGCATCCAATGCAGTCACTACAGCAAACTCTGCTAGCACTGCTGCTACTAATGCTGTTAATACAGCTAATGCAGCTAGTACTGCTGTGTCTAATGCTGTGCTCTTTACGTTGGTTGCAAACGTAGCTGCAATCCCTGGAAGTCCGTCTAATAACGACTATGTAGAGATGGGCGATAGTACAGGTATTCAATCCTTCACACCGCTCTCAGGTCTTCCTAGTGGCTTTGTAGGTGCTTCTGGATTGACTGTACGTATTAGGTACGACAGCCCAGCTGCAAGCTGGGTATTTATGAGTTACTTTGCCAATGACTCAGAGACTCGTTATCTAACAAAGAATCTACCAGTTGTAACTGGTGACGCTACAAACGGCTCAGGTCAGATCACTCTTAACTGTGAGAACAATTCTCATGGTGTCAAGATTAAAGGACCACCACATAGTGCTGCAGCTACTTATACGCTGACACTACCTAATAACACTGGTACTAACGGTCAAGCATTGAAGACTGATGGAAGCGGAACACTAAGCTTTGCTGATGTTTCATCTTCATTTATTACGCAGACTGATTTTGCTTATAAGCCAACAAGTAATTCACTTACATTAAACGTCCCTGACTCTCACACCACAGATCCGTTCGGATATACTTCCTTGACAAGCTCGGGTTTGACCACACTTTTTAATTATAGCACACTTAATAGCACTGTTTATAATGCTTTACAAGGTCTTTCATCAGGAGATGCAGTTACAATAGATTGGACATTAACTAATGGAACTGTTGTCCAGCAAACGACTTCTGTAAGCACACATACTTACGCCACTTCAAGCAATGTAGGAATCCTACATTGGAATAATGCTAACGCTTACGCCAGTAGCGATACAACCTCAGTAAAACTTACAGCATCTACCATCGTCAATGGTGTTGATCCACTTGCTAACAACCAAATACTTAAATATAAAACAGCTACTGGAAAATGGACAGCCAGTGATCCTGAAGCTGTAGTTGTAATTATCGACGCTGGAAACTTTAATTCAGGCGGCTCACTTGTTACAACATCTACTACTTACGACGGAGGATCATTCTAATGCCCACACCTACTAATAGAACACCTGTGCGTGTAGCACGGGGTACATATTCTAATTTAAATTCTTCTGTTTCTGATATTCAAGAAGGAGAGATTTGTTATGCAACTGATCAAGATATTCTTTATGTAAAAGAAGGATCTAGTCTTGTTAATGCTTCTCATAATCTTGCTAGTCCTACATTTACCGGAACGCCAGCGGCTCCAACTGCTAATCCAGGTACTAATACAACGCAGATTGCTACTACTGCTTATGTAGATTCTGCTACTGCAAATTTAGTAAATTCTGCACCAGCAACATTAGATACACTTAATGAGCTTGCAGCAGCACTTAATGACGATGCAAACTTCTCAACAACAGTAACTGATAGTCTTGCACTTAAAGCTTCGCTAAATGGGGCTTCATTCACGGGTAACGTGATAATGGGAGAAGCATTGGAGATTGAGCGTGTTAGAGAAAAAGTTACTATAAACACTGGAACAAGTTTAACTGGTGCTATTGATTTTGAAGTTAAAACTAACGGTTCAGTTCTCTATTATACTCCCGACGCTACTGGTAATTATTCGGTCAATGTGAAGGGTAATAATAGTGGTAGTATTACAATCGACAATTTGATGGGACAGGGAGAAGTACTAACTGTTGTCCTTCTCGCTACCTACGGTAGTACTCCTTATTACATGACAGGAGTAACAGTCGATGGCGCTGCTGCAACCGTCCGTTGGATCGGTGGTACGCCAAGTTCTGCTGGTACTGCTAATTCTATTTGTGCTAATCACATTTCTATTATCAAAACAGGATCAGCCACATTTACAGTTCTAGTTAGCAAATCTGAATACGAAGCATAATGTCACCTATTATTTCTACTTTAGCTGTTAATAGCTTTAAAAGTACTGGAGATGCCTTAATCGGACCTGCATGGCTCGATATATTGATGATTGCTGGTGGCGGTGGATCCGGTATAGCCCAACTTGGTGGTGGAGGCGGTATTGTCAGTATTAGTAATGCTCTTGGCACGTCTGATAATTACAACCTCCTCAATGCATCTTATGATTTTGGCCAGAGTTGGGCCGTAACTGTTGGCGGTTCTGGCTTTGGTCAAAATGGTGGTAACTCTTTTGTTAATGGCTGGACTGCGGCAGGTGTAGCAGAAAACCCTGTTAAAAATATGACTGCCCTTGGTGGAGGTCATGCTGCACTCGCCACCGGTGGTAATGGCGGCAGCGGTGGTTCTGGTGGTGGCGGCGATGGCCAAGGTACGGGCGGTACTGCGAGCGGCACCGCTTATGGAGGCCTAACTAAACAAGGTACAAGTGGTGGCAATGGCCAATACCTTTGGTGGGGTGGAACCGTATCGGGCGGTGGCGGTGGATTTGATGCTGCTGGTGGCAACGGTGCTGATCCAAACACGGGAACCGCAGGTCGAGGATCGCAAGCTAACGACGCGTCAACGAATCCGTATATTTGGTTGGGTATTTCTGATAACAGTAGTTACACCGGAGAATTTTCTCATGGTGGAGGATCCAGTTTATCGCGTTCATTGGGTCAACCTGGAGATGCACAGACGGACGGTGTTGTTGCAATTAGGTTCCCTAGCAGCACCCCTAACCCAACCGTGACAAATGCCACTGCTTATTCTGATACTACCAATAACCTAAAGATCTATGTTTGGACTTCTTCAGGTACATTTACTTGGGGCTAATTCATTATAACTAATTCACATATTTTCAATTATGATTACACTTATTCGCCCACTACTATTTAAGTTTCTGCAGTCTGACCGTGTCAAAGGTTTGATTGTAGAGATGCTTGAAAAACTTGCTGAAACAACCGACAACGACATTGACGACAAAGCAGTTGAATTTGTGCGTAACGGATTGTTCCCCGCTAAATAATGGAATGGGCTAATCCGCCCCAATTACCCTCTATATCCCTCCCTGAGGGGCTTGGATTGCCCGCTCCTGTACTAGCAGTACCGAGAGCAGAATTACCCACCTACAAGCCCCTTGTAGTGCCTCCTAGTGTCTTACGTCCACCACCGGAAATAGAAGGATTAGGTAATTCAGACGAAGCTCCTAAAAAAGAGACTAAGATTCCAACAGTAGAACCAACACTTCCACCAATTGTTCCACCGGAAGCTCAATTAATAACAGTACCAATTATAGATAAAGAGATGCCGATACCGTCAACCATTGTCATGACGACAGCGGTTACAACAGCATTCATCTCTGTGGGAGCTACTTTGGTAGCAACATCCCTATTTAAATACATAGTAATGGTTTCTAAACCACTAATTAAAACAGCATGGAACAAGCTGACAAAAAAGAAACAGGTCCAAGAAACTTCCTAGCAAAAGTCAAGGAAAATACTGAAGACGAAATTCAGATTCTCGGCACCTTTGTCAGGCTAGGAGTTGTAGTTTGGAGTGGTTTTATTATCACTTTAAACTATGTCGACTTGCCTATGATTAAAAAAGGTCAGAGTGGCGGAGACATTACCTTTGTTGCTTCAGTGTTTACTGGAGCATTAGCCACTTTTGGTCTTACTACATCTAACAGTAAAGCTGCTAATCAAAAAACCCCTGACTCTAAAAAGAAAGAAGAATGAAGTATCTATTTCTTTTGTTGATGCTGGCTAGTCCTGTAGCAGCACAACAAGTAACCCCTAACTTTACGCAGGGGTCAATGCAATCAACTACTACCACCACTGTTGATATTGATCGGACAATTGCAACCGAAATCTACGGTGGTGATTACACATCATGGTCTGGAACAAACGTAACACCAAGTGGGGATATCAAAGATTCATCCACAACCTTTTCAGTGCATACAGCTGGAGACCAGTTTCAACTGGAGATCGTAGAGAGAGCAGCGGGAATCATCGAAACAATCGACATCGACGAAACCATTCAGCAAACCTCTACTACTACATCCTTGTCGGTCTTCTCTCAGTAAGCCCCGCATACGCTGAAGATCCAAAGGTACAGAACACATCGAACCCCGTGGCTGCTGCTACGGGCAACGTAACTAACCAGGCGGTGCAATTCCAAAACAACGGAGCACCGTCTAGACAATATTTCAGTGGCAACAACAGTTGCAACGGTACGACAATGCAGTTCTCACCCTTTTATATGGGTAATGACACGCTGCCTTACGACTCTACTGGTTATGTCAGAAGTAATAATTTTGGCGCACAGATAAATTTTTCCGTCCCACTAGATGGGGGAATGATTGAAACCTGCAAAGCAATTGCACGTAAGCACGAACAAAAGATGCGACTCGATTATGAGCTTGTACGTGCGCTTAAATGTACTGAAATCATGAAGACAGGTTTTACTTTTAGACCTGGCAGTCGTGTCGAAGTTCTTTGTCACGACATCGTACCTATTGTCACCCTAAGACAATCAAAACCTACAAATAACATACCTAACTGGTAATGCTTGAAGCAACAGTGACGCTAGTCATCGCTGCTATTGCTGGCGGTGCAGCTCTAAATAATAGATTACACAACAGAATTAATAACGTGCACGACCGTATTAGCGGGCTGGACCGCCGTATTGATGCCATTGAATTAGGTGTAGCCACTGACTATGTGTCAAAGGCAGACCTGTCAATCATGACAAAGCGGATGGAAGATCACATGATCCGCATTGAAAACAAATTAGATCAAATCGTATTGAGGAATAGTTAATGCACAACGGTCAACCACACGATCCAAGCAGAAAAGGTAAAGGCGGCCCATACGGACCCAAAATACCAGGTGGTGGGACAAATCCATTTAGAAAAGATATTAAAAAGGCATTTCAATCTAATTTTAAAAAGAACAAAAACAAAGCATAATTATGTCTTACAAACTAGTAGATACCATTCGCGGCAAAGTGCTGCAAGAGTTTGACTCTAAAGAAGCTGCTGAAAAAGCACTGACTCATTCATCAGTATTGGATAACAACGTCGTTGAACTCCAAGCTGCTGTTGCACCAAAGAAGAAAGCCACCAAAAAGGTGAAGGCTAATGTCAAAGCAACAGAATAAGGCGACAGAAAATCAGTTTAACGAACTCCATAGTCTTGTAACTGAAGAGTTTTTGAAGCGAGTCAAGTCTGGCGAAGCTACTACTCAAGACTTAAAAGCAGCTTGCGACTGGCTAGCTAAGAACGACATCAGCGGTGTTGCCTTTGAAGGTAATCCTTTGTCAAAGCTAGCAAGTGTAATGCCTTCTATTGATCCCGAATTAGTACAGAGCAGACTCTATGGCCGCCGGTAAAACGTCTACGTATTACAAGAACAACCCTGAAGCTCGTGCAAAACGACTGAAGCAACAGGCTAAATACAACAAGACAGCAAAGGGACTAAAGATCCGAACTAACGCTAACAAGCTAAATCGGAAACTTGGTACTTATGGCAATGGTGACGGCAAAGATGCCTCACATACAGGTCCGAATAAAGGAAAGCTAGAGAAACCCTCTACTAACCGCAGACGACCACGCCTAAAGATCAAATACGCATGACCCCTTTACTTCCAACTCCTGAACATTATCTACACAACCTAATAACCATGACATCCTCTGAAGCGAAGCGCCTTTGGAGGCGCAGCATCAAAGAACATTTTGGCTGTACATGTGTTTATTGCGGAACTACTTATGAATTACATCAACTCACTTTGGACCACGTT